GCCCGAGACCGTCTTTCAGGGTAATCGTACAATCGAAATTGTTAAAATCGCTTCGCGATTTGATCGGTCATTTCTGCCGACCTCTGCATGTCGCCATGCAGATCAGACTATATCTTCATCCTTTACAGGAGTCTCGCGTGTAGTCGTTGAGGACTCGCCCTTTCGGGATTGCCTGCTGATTGACCGCACCACACAGATTTTCACGCCAGGGCGTACTGGTGGATGCTCGGTGTTTCCAGCATATAGCGAGATTTGCTTACAATATGTTACCATATTGATACGGCACTGTACAATTTCTACCGTAATTCGATCCTAGCCATGATGGCTTCTCCTAATTGGTTAAAGTTGCAAAACCATCCGGCCAGTGACCGGACTTCTCATACTTCTGAAACTGCCATCGAAGAGTGCTGTAGTTCACTTCCTGATCCTTTGCGGCATCTTTAAGGCAGCCATATTCAATGCCGTTGACCAACACGCGCTTAGCACTAGGGTGTTTATCGCGTTGCCGATTGTCACTCATTTGTTGGCGAGTAGCTTCCGTTACTTTTCGCCCTCGATTAGACCGAGCCATGTGGCTTCCTGCTGCAACTCGATCATACTTGATGAAGTCCCTATCACCACGCTGCAAGTGTTTTCTGATATTGGCGTAGGACGTGTTGAAGTGGGTGACGGCCTCCTTCATAGATGCAAAGTCTATTCCATTCAAGGAGAGTGGCTTCATCTTTCTCTTCGACATCCTCTCGACTGCTTCGACATCCGGACAGCCACCACCTAATTGGAGGTTGTAACCGTCCGGTGCTAATGTGCCGAGTGCAAGAATGGTTCGAACCTCCATCAACGTGATCCACTCTTCATCCCCTTCATACCAGACTTCCATTTCCAGATTCGTGCGGCCATACTTACGAATCGCCGACTCAACCAACTGTGAGCCGTGCCCTGAGAAATGTTGACGTTCCCGTCGTTGTGGATTTCTTGTGATTCCCACATATTGCTTGTCATTAAGAAGATTGGTGATGACATACAGGAACATAGAAGTCTACAAGTAAGGTTGGTTGTTGTTTTCAAGATACATCAGATACCGAGCGTCCACGAGTGTCTGCTTGATACGATTAGTCAAATCAGCCTGTCCGAGGTGCATCACACGCACCGCATCACCACGCACACGCCGTGGCTCCATGACGCCGATGATAACAGTTTCATCATCGCCGGGCTGGTCGCCAAACTTGTAGATTGGAATGGGAGCATCCATCGCCGCTTGGAAAGCACCGATGGCATTGAGGATGTCGTACTTGTTCTTGCCTTCCTCATAGCGGCTGATGAACAAGGCGTTGGCGTCGATGGCAAGTTCGTAGTAGTTGTTACTCAAGTCTCGCGTGAACGGTCCGGTGATACGAATTTCCACCCGGTCAGTCGCTTCCATGTAGGGTCCCGTGCGCTCGTCCAGTCCCTCGATTAGGACCGCGATTTTGCAAGTTTCCGCCACGCCCTTTAGCGTCGTCGCTAGGGAGGCGAACACCCAGCGAGTCCAATTGGGGTTGACACTCATTACAGACTCCTTTCCGCGTTGTCGATGGGGACCAGAACGTCAGACCCAAAGAGGGACATAACCTTCATGCCTTCCTTGCGTCCCGTCAACTCCTGCCCGACCACGACCCACGCTGTGCTGTACTCGTACTCGGTCAAGGTAGCGATCTCAAAGCGACGATTATCAAAGACGATCCAATCGTCCTTTTGCAGGATCAACTCGGCGGGTACGTCTTTGCGGTCAATGATAAACGTCCGCTTACCAACGTCCCAGCCGCCGCCCATGACCATTTGCTTTTGAGCCGTAATCAAGGAAATGCTTTGCTTGGCATCTCGCGTGACTACACCCTGGAGCACAACAGCACGGGGCACTCGCCACGTCTTTACCGGTCCTTGCGACTTGCCGGTTTTCGGGTCCGTCGCAATCACGGTTCGTCGTCGTATGAGAATCAACGCACCGTACTGCCGCTTCATGGCGTACAGATTCGACGAGACATGGCGGTTCGTCGTCTGATTGTAAGGCGATCTCATGGTTGATCCTCTATGGTTTACAGGTGCCCTTCATGGGGCACTCAAAGCGTTCGTCAAGCGAGCGTTCCAAGCGTTCCATGACGTTCGTATTTTGCGTAATCACTTCCGTGCAACGCTCGACCATCGGCAGCAGAACATTTCTCTGCTCACCTTCCAACGTGTCAATCCGTTTATCCATGCGAAGTTCTCGTTGCCATCCCTGCCAGAGCAAGAACACAACCACCAGAACCAGGGGTCCGTATTGCTTTAGCAGCGGGAAAATCTCAGTGAAACTGGCTTCGGCGAAGAGGGTCATCGCGGTGCGTCCTTTCCGAAAGACACCCCGCCCGGAAAGGTCCGGGCAGGGTGGTTGATGACAGAGTTAGCCTTGCAGAACGACGCCCAGGTTGGTGTCCAAAACGGCCACACCAGCGAGGATGTCGAGGTTCACGGTCGTACCGCCGTTGGCGATGCTGTACTGCATCGAAACCCGCATGGCGATGTCATTGTAGACACCGACGTGGGCCAACACGCCCATCGCATTGTTCGGCACGGCCAAGGGGCGCGTGACTAGGGCGATGGCGTTGCGATGGAACGCGAGGTTCATCGCACCAGCGGGACCGGGGAAGCACAGGTCGTTGTCCGAGACGGCGACTTCCAGGGGGCGATCCAGGATGATCGTCTGTTCGCCAGAACCACTCAGGTAGGACTCGATCACGGTGTACTTGCGACGCGCGGTGCTGAGACCGAAAGCCACAATCTGCCCGACGGCGGGGGCTTTGGTCCAGCCGTCCACGACGATGCCCGAGACCCAGCCGAGGGCGTAGTTACCCTTAGCGGCACAAGCCTTGTAGACGGTCAGGGTCGCGCCCGCGAGGGTCGCATACTTGTTCGTCTCGCTCATGGTCACGGCCGTGGTGTCCGTGGTGGCCGTGGAGGCGGTGGCATACGTGGGCTGGTCATTGCCGTCCACGACGCAGAATTCGCCCGGAGCGACCGCGTGACCGGTCACGCCGACCGCTTGCGTGGCGACCGCTGCACCAGCCGCGAGGGCGTTGGTGACGGTGCCGGTGGCCACGTCGCAATTGGCGAGCGTGACGCTGTTCACATTCTGATCCATGTAGGTGTCGAAACCGAGAATGCGGCCCAGGGTCGCGCTCTCCAAAGCCGAGCCGAAGTCACCGCGCTGTTGGGCGGCGATGAACAACTCGTTCTTGAGCAAGGCGGTCTCGGAGACGGGAGCCAACACGAGGTTGCGACCGTCCAACGGGGCCTTCTGCACGTTGAGTTGCTGGCGGGCTTCCAGCACATAGTCCTTGCTGTTCGCCGAGCCGAGGTTGGCCAAGCGGCCAACGCGGGTCGTGGGCGTGCCGAGGAACTCGTGAACGCGGCCCAAGACGGCGCGATCCACCGAGCGGGCGATGGTCATCATGCCCGGACGCAGGTAGATGTCCACGAGGTCCTGGAAGGACTTGCTGGCTTCGCCGTCTTTGATCGTGAAGCTGTTGTAGAACCACTGGTTCAGCGAGACCTGGACATTGGTCGCCGTGGCGTCCTGGGCGGCCAGAACGTCGCCGTCCTTCTTGCGGCGAATCTGGAACGTGCCGGGACGGCGGGTGTTTACCACGTCGCCGAACTGGCGGATTTCGTTCTCGAAATCACGATGCACGAGGTTGGCGATCACCATGTTCTCTTGCAAAATCGCCAAGCCTTCGTTCGCCCAGATTTCCGGAATGAACGCGCTGTTGTCGTTGTCGTAGCAAGCAAGGCGGGCGCGGGTCAGGTAGAGAGGATTCATTGTCGAACTTTCTAAAAAGTTGTTCACCGATCCCAAGAAACGCTGCGGGCCGTCTACATCGACGGCCCAGCCTCAGACGTTCTCAAGAAAAGCAGCGAGCCATCGTGGATGGCCCGTTCTCGAACAGATTGTTAAACAACCCCTGTTAGATGTTGCGGCGTTTGTCACGTCGCAAGCCGAGCAACTCAGGGTTCTTTGCCCGAACTTCGGCATACTGCTGGGGTGTCAGCTTTCTGAGGTCCAGCTTGCCATTCTGACCCGACGCTAGGCCGCCGGTTGCCGAACTCGAACCAATGCCACTTACGACGCCAGACTTGAAGAGGTTGCCATAGATGGCGGGCGACTCCTTCATGCGTTTCACGGCTGATTCGGGTGTGTGAAGGGTCACGACCGTTTCCCCGGTGGCAGCGTCCACATCGGGGAAATCGACCACGACCTTGAATTTGCCTGTGCCCTTGTTGGTCTTCTCATCGGTAACTTCGCTCAGGCGGGTGATCTGACGGAGGATCGTCATCACCTGGGCGGGCTGGAAGGCGTCACCGGTCACGGCGGCATCTTGCAAGGATCGCTCGATCATGGCCTCGCGGAAGCGGTTTTCCCACTGCATGCGGCCTTTCTTCTCTTCTTCGAGCTTGCTGCCATACTGCTCTTCCAACTGCTTCTTCTCGTAGGCCGCTTGCTGTTCCTTCGTGCGGGTTTCTTTCTGCATGTCCTCCAGC